GAGGACCTACCCAAAGAGTTAATGGATAAACTCTCTCTCTATGGACAGATTCTTGAAATCATTGGTGGTTTACATTCGGAATCAGTCGGAGCCTGGAAGATGGCTGAAGCATTCAGAAGGGAAACATTAGCGACTATTTACTCTTTAGATCCAGAAGGAACGGTAAAGGACAAAGAGAACAAGGCTGAAATGGGAGCAACCCAAGCGAGAAGAGAAGAAGCCAAAGCAGAAGCAGAAGCACAACGATGGAAGAATGCGTATAACTCCACGAATGAGCAAATTAACATCATGAAGAAGAGGTATGACCATTTAGTGAATGTATTCCAAAAGGGAGGCATTTAAATGAAAGTCTATTCAGTGTTTTCTGTACATGGAGAAATGGACCATTTAGATAAAATTTTTTCTAGTCGTGAAAAAGCGCATGAATATATGCGACATATGAAAAAAACCAAAAACAATGTACTATTTTGGTTGTGTGTGGAAATGGAGGTTGAATAAATGCAACTAGCCTTTCTCGACACTCGATTAAGTAAAGAGGTCAAACGAAAAACAGAAAAGCTCATGAGTAGTTATAAAAACCTGGAAGCCATTATTGAATCCCGAAAAATTGATGCAGCTCCTAAGATGGTGGTGAACTACCAGGCAAGCGAATCGCAAAGAGGGAATCAATTCCACAGTGAAACGGAAAAGCTGGCATTAAATAAGATTGATGTAGATGAATATGTACGAAGCAAAAGGAAATTGGATTTGGTGTATTACTCCTTAAAACCTGTGCAGCAGAGAATATGGGACCAGAAATTCTTATTGGGTAGATATGACATTGATGTGTATACAGATTTGGATATACCAGATCGAACGTATTACCGATTGAAAAGGGAAATGATTGCGGTGGTTGCTGAAGCCTTTGGATTTATTTGATTCACATTTGAGGAATATTGCGAAGTAACTAAGGAGTGGAGAGAATGAAACAAGCAGGTGATATTGTTCGGTTTAAACACGAACATGGAATTTATGGATTGTATGAAGTGGTTGCAATAACAGACCATGAAGGGGTAATAGTTACAAATGATGAATGTAATCACGAACGATACGCATATAACAATTGGTTAATTTTCGTTTGTTCCGCACAAGACAGAAAAGATATTTAGTGAACAATACGGAACTATTGTGTAAGTGGCAGAATATTGCAGTAAAAAAGCCATACATGGCACGTTTTAATGTATTACAATGATATTGTGTTAGTATTAGGGTTCGGAAAAACCCATACGTTGAAAGCTATTGCGACAATCTATATTGTCAGGCGGTACCACTGTGCATGGTGGAACCGTCTTTTTTTATGGTGTGCCTTCGGGCGGGTAAATTAAGCAACCATGTAGGCCAAAGGTGGGGGCCGTTGCTTATCAAGGTGGTGTTATCTCTATTGAAGTTTATAAAGAAAAGCCTTCCTACACAAAAGGAATGGAATATCCTCTGTGTCAATGACTGGCATATCGGAAGCAAAGTATTAAACGAAGACTTGTTAAAACGTGTATTACGCTTTGTAGACTCCAATAGAGACAATACCAGGATTATCATCAATGGAGACTTACTACACAACATTAACAAGCATAGCAAAGGGGCTATGAGGGAACAGAAGATGAACTCTCAAGAGCAATATGATTATGTGGCTGACCTCTTTAAAAACTATGTGGACTTAATCGATGCGGTAGTAGTAGGTAATCACGATTGGAGAACAGAAGAGGAAACCGATATTGATTTACTGTATATGTTCTGCCGGGAATTAGGAATCAAGGATAAATACATGAAGTATCGTGGTGTGATGGGCTACAGCATTAACAAGAACTTCTATTCCATTGAAATGTTTCATGGAACAGGTGGAGGGGCTACGGTATCAGCGGTGGAGAATAGCTTAAAGAAGCTAAAACGAACCACAGCAGATATTATGTATTGCGGCCACTGGCATAAAGAGTTTGCGAAACCCTATAAAGAACACCATATAGATCCATACAACAAACAAGTGAAGCAATATAAGAAATGGTTACTCTGTGGGAATACCTTAGTGGACACAGAATCTTATGCAGAGAAATCAGGATATGCAGAGGGCTTTCCTTCTCAAGCGGTGATTAAACTGTCAGGGGAGAGAAAGAAACGGAATATAGAAATTGAATGGATCAGGTAGGAATTATCCCTTTGGTATCGTATTATAATTAAGACAAGGAGGGATTGACTATGAGTGAACGAGTAGGCGGTTGTAAAGGAACCAAACCAGGTGGAGCAAGATTGGATTCAGATAAGGTAGGCGGTTAATAACGGGAGCATCCTTCGGGGTGCTTTTTTTATTGGGGGCGGTGAATGATGTGAAATTAAAGCCACAACATCAAGACTTTGCTGATTACTATTTGCAGTTAGGGAATGCTGAACAAGCAGCGATTAAGGCTGGATATAGTGAGAGGTATGCAAGAGGGAATGCGTATAAGTTAGTGGCACATAGTGGCATTCGTGCTTATATAGAGGAAAGACTCGCTAAAAAGGATATCAAGAAGATAGCTGACCAAGATGAAGTGTTAGCCTTTCTTACCAATGTTCTTCGTGGTGAAGAAACAGAACGCATTCCATTGTTTGCGAAGGATCACTTTGAAATGGTTGATAATACACCTTCCATAAAGGATCGTACAAAGGCTGCTGAACTACTCGGCAAGCGTTATACCCTATGGACGGATAAACAGCAAATAGAGGGCAATATAGGCGTGACAATCGTAGATGATATAGATGAATAAGGTTAGACTATCTGAAGTGATTGCTCCTTCCTTTTACAAAGTGCATAAGGATATTAAACGAGGACTACACACTCACTATTGGCTAGGTGGTGGCCGTGGTAGTACGAAATCTTCTTTTGTTGGGATTGAAACCATCAAAGGGGTTATGGAAGATCCGAATGCGAATGTAGTTGTATTGAGGAAGGTTAAAGATACATTAAAAGACTCTGTATATGAGCAACTCCAATGGGCGATAGAAGTCTTAGGTGTTGGTCATTACTGGCATAGTAGTATCAGCCCATTGGGATTAACTTATCTTCCCACTGGACAAAAGATAATATTCAGAGGCGCGGATAATCCTAAAAAGATTAAGTCCATCAAGTTTAGCCGTGGTTACTGTAAATATATATGGTATGAAGAGGTTGACGAGTTCGAAGGCATGGAAGAGATACGGATGATCAACCAATCTTTAATGCGTGGTGGTCAGAAGTTTATTGTCTTCTATAGCTACAATCCTCCTAAAAGCGCAAATAATTGGGTAAATGCAGAAGTTCAGCTTACCAGGGATGATAGACTATTCCATCATTCGAACTATCTCACAGTACCGAAAGAATGGCTTGGAGAACAGTTTATCATTGAAGCGGAACACCTGAAGGAAACCAAACCTACAAGTTATCAGCATGAATATTTAGGTGAAGTAACCGGAACAGGTGGAGAGGTATTCGATAATGTGCAGATAAGGAGAATATCTGATGATGAAATCAGTGAATTCCATAATGTTAAACGTGGGTTGGACTTTGGTTATGCTATTGACCCTCTTTCTTATAATGTTGTGCATTATGATCGTAAGAAGAAACGCTTATATATTTATCACGAACTATACAAAGCAGGCTTATCAAACTATTCTGCTTACCATGACTACATCAAAAAAGAAAATGTAAACAATGAAATGGTATTAGGTGATTCAGCCGAACCAAAGAGCTTACATGAGCTAAGACAATATGGCTTAAAGATACGTGGAGTCAAGAAAGGTCCTGACTCTGTAGAATACGGAATCAAGTTTCTGCAAAGCTTAGAGGCTATTATCATAGATGACATACGGTGTCCAGAGACAGCAAGAGAGTTTCTGACCTATGAGTTAGATAAGGATGCCAATGGAAACTTTAAAGCAGCTTATCCGGATAAGAACAATCATGCTATTGATGCGGTGCGTTATGCTCTCAATGATGAAGCGATGAAGTTCAAAGAGGAACAGCAGCATAAACATGATCCAGACAATTTAACTCCTTCAGAGAAGCATCAGAAGGCGATTAAACAAATGACAGGCGGTAAGCCTAAGATATCATCTTATACAAAGTGGTGATTATATGGAATTCATTTATGGAGTGCTGACAACAGTACTCTTTTTATTTGCGCTCTTAGCTTTTTTTTACGCAGGGTATAAGCAGGGTAGCAAACGAATTATAGCGAAACCTCCTGATGATGAAAAGCAACGTGAAATAGAGCGTTTCAACAGGGATTTCAAAGCCTTATTCAACTATGACGTAGAAACAGCTCTAAAGAAAAAGAAGGTGACATAACTTGGCAGAGAAAACGAAAGATTGGCAGTTATACGAAGCTGGAAAACAATACAATAACCGATTAACACCCAATTATTACGATACGGTGGATGCGAACTTAGCCTTCTTTGAGGGTGATCAGTGGAGAAACCTACCTGACAACAACATGCCCAAACCGGTTTTCAATATTATCAAGAGGGTGGGCACATTCTTTGTATCCTCACTGACCACAAGTAAAACTAAATTACACTTTGAACCCTTATTGAATGCGGATAATGGAGAGAGTGAAGAGCTTTCACCTTCTGATTTCGCTAATGCCATGGTATCCAACCTATTCGAGAAGTTCAAAATGGACTTCCGAATCAAAGATGCCTTGTTTGATGGTGTCAAAACGGGTGATTATTGCGCTCATTTCTATTGGGACACAGAGAAACAGCCATACGGCAATCAATTTGGTGATATTAAAGGTGAAATCTGCATGGAATTGGTAGATGGAACAGATGTGATGTTTGGGAATGCCAATAATCCAAATGTAGATGCACAACCTTATATCATCATTTCAGGCCGTGATATGGTCAACAACCTGAAAGAAGAAGCGAAGAAGTACAAAACAGATGAAAATACCATTAAATCTGACAGTGATTTCAATGAAACAGCTGGAGACAGCGGTAAGATTGAGGTAGAAGCCGATGAATCCGGCAAGGCTCGTTATATCATTGTTTACCGAAAGAAGAAAGTGAAGCGAGTTAAGCAAGATGAACAAGGTAATAAAACTGAAGTAGAAGAAACTACTATTATGGTATCTAAAAGTGTTGAGAGTGCTTATATCTTCAAAGATATTGATACAGAGCTTAAACACTACCCAATAGCATGGGGAAATTGGGAGAAGCAAAAGAACCAATACCATGGCAGAGCGCTTTGCACAGGCTTACTACCGAATCAAATCTTTATCAATCGTATGTTTGCCATGGTGATGTATCACTTGATGATGACAGCCTTTCCTAAAGCCGTATACAATGCGGATATCATTACTTCTTGGGATAATGAGATAGGTTCAGCGATTCCAGTAAGCGGAATGGACATAAACGGCAATATTAAGAACATCGCTGGATATCTTGAACCTGGTCAAATGAGTGGTCAAATTATGCAGACCATTGAACAGGCTATGCAATATACAAAAGAATGCTTGGGTATCAGTGATGCTGCATTAGGGCAGATAGATCCAAAAAATACAAGTGCTATTATTGCGGTGCAGAAGTCTTCAGCTATCCCATTGGAGAATCCGAAAGCGAATCTTTATGAATGGATAGAGGATATTGGCCGTGTGCTTCTCGATATGATGGGAACCTATTATGGAACAAGACCTGTAGTTATTGAACAAAACCAAGTGAAACAAGTCGTACAATATGACTTTTCTATCTTTAAAAATGAATGGCTCAATGTACGGGCTGATGTGGGCGAAGCTTCTT